GTCGTGACCCAGCGGCGCTTCGACTTGAAGGCACCGCGCTTCGCGCTGAGATGGAATTCTAACCCATCAGAGCGTTTGTCTGCTAGTTCGTAGAAAGAAGGTGAGGAAAAGCCAGCTCCAACTGTTGGCGCTGATCCGTAGTCACCTCCTGGTTGCGTTCGTAAACGTAACCATTCCCAATACCGGTTGGTGTCATTTCGAACACCATCCGATCCGGGGACGAACTTAACAACTCCTGAGCGATCAACCGTCCAAGAATCCGACGGAAGTCCCTCTTCCTCATTACGCGGTAACCAACTGAAAGCTGGTTGCTCCTGTAAAGAAGATAAGTTTCTTCCATCTGAACCTCGGTCATCTGAATCATCCATCCTCTCGGATCGATAATGAAGATGAGCTCGTTTCCCATGCTGTTGAAGGCAAGGGTCACGCAGTAGAGTTTTTGGGAGTTGAGAGCCCCATTTGTTGAGGCAGGCAGTTGCGTTTCCATCGATGTAGTCCTTTCTTTTAAGAGGGATATACACGGTTCTTTTCTGTTCGAACGCATAGAGCGCCGAATTAAACCGGCACTCCGTTGTGAACATAACAGAGAAGAATAAGATACCCGCACCACGAGAACTTGTGGCGCGAGGTATTGGAGAACGCAAAACGCTTTCCAACATATCTCGAATGGCTTGGGCAATCTTCCACTTACCAGCATTGTAAAACTGGTTAGAGGTTGACGTCCATGAAGCCACTTGAGCTGCTGTCCAGCTACGTACGTCATCAGGAGCCAATTCTCTGGCGTAAACCGGTCTTACCGGCCTACCGTTATAGAAATCAGCCCCGCAAGACTCCCGGAATAGTGAATTCCGAAAGGACTTGTTGATGTTAACTCTTAGCCCATAGGCTTCGAGATTACGTACGACTGCGTCCGTATACTCCACGGGAACTATGATATCGTCCCCGTAGATATCAATCTTTCGCGAGTAGTGTGCGATTGATTGTGAACTCGGACGCCGACCATCTTGGTCGTGCAGCGCAGACTGTACAATGGTATAGAAAACCATTGCCTCAACCGGGAAGCATGTTGCTGAACCCATAGAGGCATACTTGTACAATGTGATACACTTCCCAGACGGGAGGTTGGCTTGTCCTGACCGGACGGTGAGTAAATATTCACCGATCCCAGAGCGCCTGAAGATCCTATCAACTAGGTCAACATGCACTCTATCCGAAGCATCACTCAAGTCGAGCGTTGCCAAGGTCTTGTCAAGACTTGCTTCGTACGCGAGTCGTCGATTGACACTCTGATCCGTAAACCGGAGAGAGTTACGAGTCAACCGATGTGACTCAAGCTTAGGCACGATGTATTGCAGCATAGACTGCTGCATGTATTGCATCGGACTTGGCTCAAGTGCTATGACTCTTGGAGTCTTCAGAGTTTTAGGCACGAAAACGACGCGGACGGGTGGTTCTGACCACTCATCCACGAAGTCTAAGGGCTTGATATCTCCGAAGGGGGATCCAGCAGCTTCCGCTGCATATCCATAGTTTGGATAGCAGTGTAAAGCTGAAGGAAACCACGGCTCTGTTCTTGAGTACCACCAACTGAACTGGTGCCTGCCGTTTGGCAGCCTCCGATCAGCAGTGTTCCCAGGACCATGCTTACATATAAGATCCAATGGATCCACTTCCTCAAAGAGGGTGGACCAAAGGATTCCGGCAATCGCATCAAGGGTTTTATCCTTTTTTGTAACCGCCGAACGAAGCATGCTGAGCTCCTCCTCTATCGCAAGGTACCTTGCCTCTGCCTGCCTTTCACGGGCAGGCGAGCAGGCGATCTTCGGCTTCTTCCAGAAGTCTAAGACCTGGCGGATGGCGTCGATGACGTCACCCGCGTCGGGTTCTTGCAGTAGCGTACCGTCACGACTGAACAGTCGATTGAAGAAACCTCCCATAAAACGGGGGAGACTTCCGTGCTTGCTGAAACCAGCAGGGCACGTGAATCGCCCGGCCTCAATGCCTTGTAATAGAGCATCAGAGAGCCTGGGGAGGGTTATCGAAAGAAACGAGAACCCTTCTTGTTCATAACGATGTCGCATTTGCGCGATATCGCGTTCTACGGACAAGTCTAGATCCATCCCACATTGACGTAGGATGGTCTCGAGAAGCATGGCCGGTCTTTCCATCTATACCTCCATCTTTATAGGGGCATAGAAACCGTCCAACGCCGGCAATTAGCCTATCTGATTGGTGAACACTGTGTCAGTATTCGCCGCCGAGTACCTTGTTGTAATTGGTTGAAGTCAACCAAGCCTTCAAGGCATCGATCAGATAGCCGATCTCAGTATCCGTGAAGCCAGTTTTAGGCTCGTCGACGACGAGATATACGCTGACGCCCTTTTCCGTATTCACAGCGGAAATGGGATCGGCGGCGATCTTTTTCTGAGACAGCCGCACTTCACGACGGAACCGCGAAGCAGTAATATTCTGCTTTGTGGCTACGATAGTATTACCATCAGCTGATGTATACACATTTTGTGTGGCACCAGCCTGCGTTCGTGGCAAAGAAACCGCGACTGCATTGATAGTAACACTCTGTGGATCTGCTAGCATTGGAAGCTCCTATTGGTTTTACGTTGTTACGACGGTAATTCCCGTCTTAATTGCTACGACCGAGGGAGCTTGGAGATACCAAGCGAACCAAGAATCGAGAGCTGAATTCCCGACAAGTTTGCCGGGTTAGTATTTAGACCGAAAGGATCGCCACGAAGTCTCCTCTTTTCAATAGTGGAAACTTCAGTGCGAGAGTATAAGGCCTTCTGGGGTCCCCAAGGGCTGCTTTTGACAGTGGTGGACAGTTCAGATACATTTGCACGTATCTTTGTGCCCATCATGTAGAACCAATCGGCAGCAAGCCGATCGGCTACCTCTGCCTCCAAGTTCTGGAGGACAGTCGCAGCATTGGAAAACCAGCCAATCAACCAAGTCCAAGGGTAAGCATCGTAGATTTGAGACAAACTAAAGCGGTCGATGCCGAAGAGGCGTCTACGCATTTTATAAGTCCAAACTACGTCCCTTGGTCCAGCGGGAAGCCAGTATCGGAACTGAGCAGATGCCCAGACGATATTCTTCTCGTAACTCCAAGTCTTTCGTTGCCAAGTGCCAACAAAGGTACCTGAAGCGAAACCATCGGCGGGGATTATCGCTAATCCCACTTCATTAGAGCCGGTAGTGACGACTGGATCGGTTTGACTGGAAAACGTACCCATATTAACACGGGTGCGTATAGGCTCACCTTCGTTGTCAAGCAGCCATTTTAGTCTCTTTTCCCAGCCGTTATAGGCTTGGTATAGATCTATCATGGACTGAATGAGCGGCGCCGCACCGAAATTTACAGCCAACCAAGAATTCCCGGGAACTCTGGGAATCTGGTCATGGGCTGCACCTTTCATGCGAAGCTGAGTAAGCTTAGCCAAATCTCTGAGCTCTAGTAGCTCGCGGATGCCGTCGAAGGACGGTTTGGTTGGCTTCATACGGGAGTAAGCGGCAGGGGCCAATTGAGTCAACAGGACATCAATTGACTCCCCTGAAGGATTTGCAGGGGTTTGACCGTTGCAAATCACGCCTCGATATCCGGCCAGGGGGGTTAACCCATTGAACCGAACATCGAAGTGCTCCGAATTCATTCTGAGAGTATTAACCTCAGTCTTTCGGAAATTACCGCCAATATCCACATGGTAAATGAACTTACTTTTGTTCCTCCAATGTGGATGATTTTCTGTCTCGAGAGTCCAGTCCTCTTTGACGACCTCACCGAACTTAGTGGTGGGGACGCCAGTAGCACTGATCCTCACGCCCAATGGGGCGTTGACAGCATTCCCGTGCTTCTTTAACATACGAAGTCCTTTCGAAGAGCAACATTAACGTTGACCGTAGAACGGCGAGGGGCCCGAGAGGGCC